TGGAAAAATTATGTTTGAAAATGCGGGCGGCACCGAAGCTGACGTTGGACAAACAAGATCATGGTCTTTGTCTATATCAAAGGACACGATGGAAACAACAAAACAAGGCGATACATTTAAAACAAATATCGGCGGTTTGATAGCGGGCGAAGGTTCAGCAGAACTTCTTTATAACCCATCCGAAACAGGCGCAGGCTACACAACATTCATTGATGATGTTTTAACCACAGGCGATAACGCTGACGCATTATTTGAATTATTTCCCGATTCGTCAACTTCAGCAAAGAAAATTAGCTTTGCGGGAATTATTACTTCGGCAGAATATGGCGCAACACTTGGCGAAATTCAAGTAATAAATATCAGTTTCATTACAAGCGGTACCATAACAAGCGCTATCTGATACATTGAGTTTATTAGTCAACTAATCAACCAATGCAAAAAAGAACTATTGACCTGTTAACTGATTCATATAAAGATCAGATGACAGCTAGAAGAAAATACGAATTTAAGAATAAAAACGGCGAAAAAATTGTCGATTTATACTTTAAGCCTTTAACAAGGGATGATCGTGTTCGCGCTCAAAGTGCGGCAAATACAGATGATGCTTTGACAATATCAACTTATCTTCTTTGTAAAAACGCAGAATTAGAAGATGGGTCAAAAGCATTTGCGCCCGCAGATGCGCCGAATCTACAAAGAGAACTTCCAGAAAATGTATTAAACGAAATTGAATTATTTATGTTTGATATTCAATTGAATGTTGATAAAGCAAAAAAATAATATCGCGAGATAATTGGTTCAATTTTGAATTTTTTCTCGCAACAGAATTAGGAAAAACTATTCAGGAATTACGTTCTTTGATCACAGAAGAAGAACTGATATATTGGGCTGCCTATTATGAAGTTAAGAATGAAAGAGAAAAAAGAGAATTAAATCGCCAAAGAGCAAATAGAAGGTAATATATAAGAAAAGGTTTTGTTGATTTGTGGCACAGGCTAATGTAAAACTTACAGTTGATGCAACGCAGGCCACAAGAGCATTAAAAGGTGTACAGGCGCAGACAACAGGATTACAAAATGCTTTTGGAGGTCTTAAAACTGCTATTGCAAGTATTGGAATTGGGTTAGTTGCAAAACAGGCTGTAAGTACGGCTTCAGATTTTCAGGCTTTAGAACTAAGAATGAAAGTTCTTACGTCTGAATTTGGCGAATTTGCACAGGCTCAAGAATTAGTTGCAAAGGCTCAAGATAAATTTAACTTGTCAATTATTGAAGCAACAAGAGGTGTAACAGATATTTTTGCAAGATTAAGACCGCTTGGAATTTCTCTTAAAGATATTGAAACTACATTTTTAGGTTTTAATACAATTGCTATTCAAGCGGGATTGAACGCAACGGAAGCAAGTGCGGCATTTACACAATTAGCGCAAGGTTTAGGTTCTGGACGCTTACAAGGTGATGAATTTAGAAGTATTGCAGAACAGGTTCCGCAACTTTTAGTTGCCATTTCAAAAGAAACAGGTATTGCCACAGGTAAATTAAAAGATTTTGCATCAAAGGGTTTGTTAACTTCAGATATTATCTTAAGGGCGTTAAATAGATCACTTGAAGAAGGCGAAGATAAGATTGATGCAATTATGGATGCTTCGCCCGCGCAAGTATTCAAAGAATTTAGTAATGCTGTTCTTGAATTACAGATAACTTTGGGGGCAAAACTATTACCTACAGTTTTGAAATTAACAAAAGCAACATCGGCATTGATTGAAGGAATTGTTTCGTTTATTGATAGTGAAGCGGGGTCTGTTACGTTTGCATTTATAGGAATTACTGCCGCAATAAAAGGTATAACTGTTGTTGGAACTCTTTTAATTACTCAAATTGCTGCATTGAAAGCTAATTTTCTAGCAATGTCTACGGCTGCGGCTATAGCCAATGGCAAGTTATCTGCAACAACGACAATGGCTTTTGCTACTGCGGGAGGATTTACAAAAGCCGCTGCCGCCGCTTCAGCATTTAGACTTGCACTCGCAAAAACTGGAATTGGTTTGGCTGTTATAGCTCTTGGAGGATTTATTGCAAAATTACTTGAAGCTAATAATGAACAACGAACATTTAATCAGTTATTACAAGAAGGTTCAGCGGAAGCCTTAAAAACAGAAATAGCAGAACTTGAAAAAGAACAAGATATTTTAAATAAACAATTAGAAAAAACAAATATGATTTTAGACCTTTTTCTTAATCTTCCCGGTTTGGAACTTTTAACAAGAACCGCTAGGGATATTAAAAGAGATTTGATTATAGTTAACAGAGATCTAAAAAAACTTAAAGATGGTCTTCCAAATGCAGAAGCAAGAGATCTTGCAAAAGAATTTGAAAGACACAGAAAAGCATTGACAGATTCAAATGCTTCACTTGAAAAAAATCTTATTATTGAAAAAGAAGAAACAGAACTTGCAAAACTTAGAAAAGAAAATGAATTAAATATACAAGAAATAATTGACGAACATGGAGTTGTTCGCGGTCAAGAATTAATTTTATTAGAAAATCAAAATTTTGAATTAAAAAAACAAGGTTTGCAAATGAAAGAAAATCAGAAAGAAGCGGAAAGAATAAAAGGAATATTTAAAGAAATTGGCAATGATATTGCAACAGGTATTTCTGATGCCTTGGTCGATGCTATTGAAGGAACAAGAAGCCTTGGAGAAGCGGCAAGGGCAATTGTTAACGATCTTGCATCGTCTTTGTTAAGGCTTGGAATAAATACTTTACTAAGACGAAGTTTTGGCGGTATATTTTCAGATTTACCGGGGCTTGCAAATGGTGGTCGCGCATCCGCTGGCCGTAGTTATTTAGTCGGGGAGCGAGGTCCGGAGATTTTCACCCCAAAATCAAGCGGCACAGTTATCCCAAATAATCAGATCGGTGGCGGTGGTAATACAAATATAGTTGTAAATGTTTCGGCTGAAGGTATGCAGGCAGACGCTAATGAAAATCGCGGGAAAGAACTTGGCGTTGCTCTTGCTTCGGCGATACAATCAGAATTAATAAAACAAAAAAGACCGGGGGGTTTACTAGCAACTTAAAATGGCAACCTTTCCAAGCGTCACACCTACTTATCAGGGCTTTTCAAAAAAATCTGCGCCCGCTGTTCGCACAGTAAGGTTTGCAGATGGATTTGAACAGAGAATATTTTTTGGACTTGCAAGCAATCAAAACCCCAAACTTTATAATGTAAGTTTTGAATTAAGCGAAACTGAATCAGATGTTGTTGAAGCGTTTCTTGATAGCCGCGCAAACGATCAGGAAAGTTTTACATTTACACCGCCCGGCGAAGGATTTACAAAAACAGGAACATATTCACAATCAGGAACAACAGTTACAATCACGATTTCAAATCATGGCGTTGCAATAGGCGATGTTTTGACAATTGACTACACATCGGGTTCTGCAACTGATGGTTCTTTTACAGTTGCAACAGCCGTTGATGAAAACACCTTTACAGTTACAGCCGCCGCAAGTGCAACAAATAGCGGAAATGTTTCAATCACTCTTTCAGGTGCCAAAAAATTTGTTTGCGAAACTTGGTCTAAATCTATTCCTTATAACAACAGGGCGTCAATCAGCGCTACATTCAGACAAGTTTTTGAAGCATGAGTACAGATAAAATTGTAAGTGATTTACAAAAAGTTAACCCATCAGCGGTTATTGAACTTTTTACTTTGACACTTGATAATTCATTACATGGCGCGACAACAACATATCGTTTTCATGCGGGAACAAGTTTAAAAGATAATGGCGAAATAATTTGGCAGGGAAACGCATATACAAGATTTCCTGTACAGGCTGAAGGTTTTCAATATGGTAAAGGACAATTACCAAGGCCAACTCTTACTTTTTCAAATGCTCTTGGAACTATTTCGGCGATACTTCTTTTAGTAAACCAGACAACAACAGGTAATGATTTGACAGGGGCAACTGTTAAAAGGATAAGAACACAGGCAAGGTTTATTGACGCCGCCAATTTTCCAAGCAATGTAAACCCATACGGAACCCCAGACAACACGGCAGAATTTCCACAAGAAATTTATATTATTGATAGAAAATCAGCAGAAAATAGAACTGTTGTATCTTTTGAACTTGCGGCTGTTTTTGATATGGCGGGAGTAAGAGCGCCAAAGCGTCAATGCACCCGTTCTGAATTTCCAAGTATTGGATTGATTACAGGATGACTTGGAAGGCTGACGCATTGCTTCATGCCAAAGAACAAGACCCGAAAGAATCTTGCGGTCTTTTGTTAAATATTCGCGGGAAAGAAAAATATTTTCCCTGTCAAAATTTAGCAATAACCTCGCATCAATGTTTCATAATGAACCCTGAAGATTTTGTTGCAGGTGATTCTCTTGGAGAAATTATTGGTATTATTCATTCACACCCGACAACACCGCCTGTTGCTTCAGAAGCCGATAAAATAAGCTGTGAGCAATCAAACTTGCCTTGGTATATTGTCAACCCTAAAACGGAAACTTGGGGCGAATATAAGCCGTCAGGATATAAACCAGATATGATCGGTTTACCTTGGGTTTGGGGTGTTTCAGATTGTTGGTCACTTGTTCGCAGATATTACAAAGAAAAATTAAATATAGAACTTAGAGATTGGGACAGACCAATTACACCCGAAGAATTTCAAGCTGACCCGATGTTTGAAAGATGCGCAAGAGATACAGGATTTGTTGAATTAAAAAATGACGAAAAATTAAAAAATGGCGATTTATTATTTATGTCAATCGGCGCTGTTGGATTGAATCATGTGGCGATTTTTGTAGATGGCGATGTAATACACCATTTAAGAGATAGACTATCTTGTAAAGAACCTTACAACCCTTGGTTGTTAAAATGCACAGGAATGAGGTTACGTTATGCTTCGCAAAATTAAGTTATATGGAGAACTGGCAAAAGAAGTCGGTCATAAAGAATTTGAAGATATAAATGTTTCTAATGTCGCGCAGGCTGTAAGTTTTTTAATAAATAATTTTCCGCAACTGGAAAGTCATATGGCAAATAGATATTATAAGGTTATTGCTAATGATGACGAAATTGGTAAAGACGAGCTTCACAATCCTATTGGTAAATCAGATATTTCTTTTGTACCTGTTATTTCAGGTTCGGGGGGTAATTTCGGAAAAGTGCTTCTTGGAGTGGCCTTGATCGGTTTATCATTTACGCCGATGGGCGCAGGGCTTTTTGCAGGCGGTTCAGGTGCGGGTCTAGCAGGTGGCGGCGGTTTAATGGGTGCAACAGGTTTATATGCGGCAGGGGCTTATGGTTCGGCGGCTCTTGGTCTAATTGGTGCTAGTTTGGTTTTAAGTGGCGTAAGTGGGATGCTATTTCCTACCCCAAAAATGCCTGAATTTTCTAGTGAACAAGACCCGCGTTTGTCGTTTAGCTTTTCAGGAACGCAACAGACTAGCAGAGCCGGAACGCCCGTCCCGATTGTATATGGAGAAATTTTCACAGGTTCAGTTGTAATTTCTGGTGGTATTGATACGGAGCAAGTTCAGGTATGACCGATAAAAGAAAAATTATTCGCGGTTCAGGTGGTAGGCCAAGTCCACCGCCCCCAAGACAACCGACAAGAACCCCTGATACGCTACACAGTAAGCAATTTGCAACTTTTCTTGATCTTATATCAGAAGGAGAAATCGAAGGTTCTGCAACCGCTTCAAAAGAAGGTATAACAGACCGCACTTCGGCGGCATATACAAACGCTTATCTTAAAGACGTCTTTTTAAACGATACCCCTATTTTGCAGGCATCCGCTGATTCATCAAATCCTGTCGATACAGATTTTAATTTTCAAAATGTGACTTTTACACCGCGTTTCGGCACAGCGGATCAAACAAAAATTTCTGGAATTGAAAGTTCTTCTTCAATAACGCCTGTTGGGGTTACAGTTACAGCAAGCACACCTGTCACAAGACAAATTACAAATACAAATGTTGATCGAGTAAAAGTAACAATTACATTTCCACAAATTCAAAAGGCAACAAATGAAGGTGATCTTTTAGGTTCAACTGTTGAATATAAAATTAGTGTTCAATATAATTCAGGAGGTTTTACTGATGTTATAACTTCTGCAAATGGCGGCAAAGTGACAGGAAGAACCGCTGACGCTTATCAAAGGGATCATTCTATAGAAATAACAGGTGCTTTCCCTGTTGACATAAGAGTTTCAAGAGTTACAGCCGATTCAACAGATTCATCATTAATTGATAGTTTTCAATTTACAAGTTTTGCTGAAATTATTGACGATGCAAGCACCTATGCAAACTCAGCATATAACGCAATCAGGCTTGATTCTCAGCAATTCAGTTCAATCCCCCGCCGTAAATTCCGCATCCGTGGAATAAAGGTAAGAATTCCGGGGGCTGGTGCTTCAAGTTCAGGAACGCCAACTGTCGATTCTGCAACTGGCCGAATTGTTTATCCTGACGGATATATTTTTAACGGAGTTATGGGCGCTGCGGTTTGGTGTTCATGCCCTGCAATGATTTTGCTTGATCTTTTAACAACAGAAAGATATGGATTTGGAACACATATTTCAGATTCAAACCTTGATTTATTTTCTTTTGTAACCGCATCAAAATTTGCAAATACTCTTGTTGATGATGGCTTTGGCGGAGAAGAAGCCAGATTTTCTTGTAATGTAAATATTCAATCATCAAGCGAAGCATTTGACCTTATAAATGAACTTGCGGGTGTAATGCGTTGTATGCCGATCTGGTCAACAGGCTCCATATTATTAGCTCAAGATTCCCCGAAAGATTCCTCGTTCCTGTTCTCACTTGCCAATATTTCGAGTGATGGTTTTAATTATTCTGGCTCAAGTTTAAAGCAAAGACATTCTGTCATATCGGTTTCATATTTCAATATGGATTCGCAAGAAATAGATTATGAAGTTTTTGAAAATACAGATATTTCGTCAAAAATTGGAACTGTTGTCAAGCAGGTAAAAGGGTTCGGTTGCACATCACGGGGTCAGGCGCTCAGATTGGCAAAAGCAATTGCATTTTCGGAAGCAAATGAATCGGAATTAGTGACATTTACAACATCAATGGAAGGCGGCTTGATGGTCAGGCCGGGGGCTGTTATCAGTATCAATGACCCTGTTCGCGCAGGCGTAAGAAGATCAGGAAGGCTTGCAAGTGTTACTTCAACAACTGTTGTCACAGTAGACGATACAAACGCAACAGATTTTGCGGTTGATAGTTCTGGAAACCCTGTTGGTGATGCAACATTATCTTTAATATTGCCAGATGGTTCTGTTGAAGAAAAAACAATTTCAAGCATTTCAAACGGAACTATTACTGTAAGTTCTGCATTTTCTCAAACACCGAATGTAAATACTATTTGGTTAATATCAAACGTTACTGTTGAACCGCAAAAATTTAGAGTAATTACTGTTGAAGAAACAGATTCGGTAAATTATACAATTACAGCTTTATCTTACATAAATGAAAAATACGCATTTATTGAAGATGGCGAAGCGTTACCCGCAAGAAATGTTTCGATATTAAATGAACTTACAAGTCCGCCTACTGGATTGACGGCTGTTGAAACTATTGTTCCAATCAATAATCAGGCAGTATCCAAAATCGTTATTAGTTGGCAACCAATAAACGGAGTAATTGAATATCAAGTAAATTACAGATATGAAAACGGAAATTTTGTAACCGAAAGAGTATCAAGACCTGATTTTGAAATATTAAATAGTCAGCTTGGAACTTATGAAATACAGGTTTTTAGTTATAACGTACAGGCGCAACTTTCAGCAACTTCAACTAACTTGACATTTGAAGCTGTAGGTAAAACAGCATTGCCGCAAGATGTCACAAATTTAAGAATTGAACCAATATCAGATCAGTTTGTAAGACTTAGGTTTGATAAGGCAACGGATGTCGATGTGGTTCACGGCGGAAACGTTGTAGTGAGGGCAACAAATTTAAGCGATGGGAGCGGTACTTTTACAAATTCTGTTGATGTTATACCCGCCCTACCGGGTAACGTAAGTGAATCAATTGTTCCTAATATTGTCACTGGCGAATATATTCTTAAATTCCGTGATGATGGGGGAAGATTAAGTTCTGGTGAAACTTCAGTAATTGTAAACAGCCCTGACCCTTTGCCAAAACTATCTGTTCTTGTTGATAGGGAAGATTTAGATGCGACACCTTTCGCGGGAACAAAAGTTGATTGTTTCTTTTCTGATGATGTCAATGGTCTTGTTCTTGGTTCACTTGATGAATTAGATGGTGTAAGTGATTTCGATGCTATAGCTGATTTTGATTTTCTTGGTGCTGTTGATATTACTGGCGGCTCTTATGAATTTGCAAATACTCTTGATTTAGGTGGCAAGCAACCTTTGAGATTGAGAAGACATTTTGTAACACAAGGTTTTTATCCAAATGATTTGATTGATAAAAGATCAGCAAACATTGATACTTGGACAGACTTTGATGGTGCAACAGCTTTTGACGTTGGCGCATCTCTGTTAGTAGCTACAACTGACCTTGATCCTGATTTATCTACTTCAGCAACTTATGGTCAAAGTGGCACAACAATAACAATTACAAAGAGTTCGCATGGTTATTCTGTCGGCGATTTTGTTGTCATTGATTTCACTGCTGGAAGTGCAACAGATGGTAATTATGAAATCGTAACTGTTCCAAGTTCAAGCACTTTTACAGTTACATCGGCCACAAGTGCGACAATATCTGCTGGAACTGCTTGCACATATGGAGCTAATTTTTCAAGATTTAATCCTTTCGTAAATGGGACTTATGTTGGTCGTGGTTTTAAATTTAGATGCGAAATGGATTCTGATGACCCTGCACAAAGTATTGAAATAGATCAACTCGGATATACAGCAGAATTAGAAAGCCGAACAGAAACAAGTCTTGGTAATGCTGGCGCAACTGGTGGTGGGATTATCTCGTCAGGCACTTCTCAAAAATCAGTCACATTTACAAATACATTTTTTACAGGGCAATCTGGAACTAGCGTTGCAGCAAATTCAGTTTTGCCATCAATAGGAATAACAATAGAAAACGCACAAAGTGGTGATTTCTTTGCTTTATCTTCTATAACAGGCAGTGGTTTTAATATAGATATAAAAAATGGGTCAAGTCATGTAAATAGAGAATTTAAATATACTGCAACAGGATTCGGACGAGGTAGTTAAAAATTAACTATTAAGATATACTTAGATAAAAAATTGGTTTAGGTAATGGCAACTCACGACTATGTAATTGACAATTCAACAGGCGCCAACGTCCGAAGCGATTTAAATAATGTATTACAAGCGATATTAACTAATAACAGTTCTGGTTCTGCACCTAGTACCACTGCTGCATATATGTTTTGGGCTGATACAAGTAATAATATTTTGAAAATGCGTAATTCAGCAAATGATGGCTGGATTGATTTAAGAACCCTTACTGGTGGTTTAACTTCTAGTGCTGATGCAACAATAAACTCTGTTGCTATAGGTAAAGGTGCAAACTCTGTTGCAGGTAACACAGTTCTTGGGGAAAGTGCTTTAGATGCTTCTGTAAGTGGTGGAAATAATACCGCGATTGGTAAAGAATCTCTAACAACAAACACTTCTGGCGTAAATAACACTGCTGTGGGTAAAGGCTCTCTTCAGCTTAATACAACTGGGAGTTCAAATGTAGCTGTAGGTTTTGGAAATTTAGATGCAAACACAACAGGTGGTAGTAATGTTGGAATGGGTACTAATGCTCTTGGTGCCAATACTACAGGAAATAATAATACTGGTATTGGTTTTGCTGCCTTAAATACAAGCACAACAGCAGGCAATAACGTTGCTGTAGGTTATGGCGCACTACAATTTAATACTTCTGGTAATAGCAACGTAGCCATAGGTATGCAAGCCGCAGATGCAAATACGACTGCAAATGCTATTACTGCTTGTGGGGCAGGTGCTTTAGGAGCAAACACAACTGGTGGTGAAAACTCAGCTTTTGGTTCTGTTGCATTACAAAATAATACAACTGGGGTTTTTAATACAGCAGTGGGTAGGCAATGCCTTCAAGAAAATACAACTGCAAGTAATAATACAGCAGTTGGTTATCAAGCTCTGCAATTAAACACAACTGGAACTTCGCTTGTAGCCATAGGAGCAGAATCGTTAGCGAATAATACTACATCAAATAATAATACAGCTATTGGCTATTTAGCATTGCAAGATAATACAAGTGGAAGTGAAGGAACTGCGGTTGGTAAATCATGTCTAGCAGAAAATACTACGGGAGAAAGCAACACTGGAATGGGTCATATTGCTTTAGCAAACAACACTACTGGAAGTAATCACGTTGCTTTGGGTAGAGCAGCGTTAAATGCTAATACTTCAGGCGGTAGCAACACTTCTGTAGGTTATTATTCCTCATCTCAAATTACTACTGGCAGTAACAACGTTGCCATTGGTTTTGAAGCATTATATTCAGGTACCACAATGAGTCAAAATGTGGCTGTGGGTAGACGAGCTTGTTACAGTTCTACAACTGCTGGCGATATAATCGGTGTAGGCGATCAGGCATTATATAGCAATACAACAGGTGCGCATAATTATGCATTCGGGCGTAACGCTCTTTATAACAACACAACAGGCTCATTTAATCTTGGTATTGGAAGAGATGTATTAGAACAGAATCAGACAGGTGTACAAAATATTGCTATTGGATATGATGCCTTAACAACTGCTACAAGTGTAGATTATTCATTAGCTATTGGGGTTAATTCACAGAAAAATAATCAATCTGGTGATAGTAACGTGTCTGTTGGTTGGCAATCAATGAAAGAGACAACTACAGGAAGTAGTAATGTTGCCGTAGGAAACGAAGCAATGGAGAAAAACACAACTGGAACACAATGTGTTGCTGTAGGAAGAACCGCCCTCTACAATAACACAACTGGAACTAACAACACCGCTCTTGGTCAAAGTGCCTTAAAAGCTAACACTACTGGCGCTGCTAACGTTGCGACAGGTAGAGTTGCTTTATTTAATAACACAACTGGTATTCAAAATAATGCTCATGGTGTTGAGGCTCTCGAAGCAAACACTACAGGAAATTATAATAATGCCTTTGGTTTAAGAGCATTAGAAGATAACACCACTGCAAACTTCAACTCTGCATTTGGACATGAATCGATGAAAGAAAATACAACAGGCGATAGTAATGCTGCATGTGGCACTTATGCTCTGAAAAATAACACAACTGGTAGCGCAAACACAGCTTGCGGAATGTATGCTCTTGAAAAAAATACAACTGCTGGAAATAATACTGCTGTTGGATATGTTGCTGGTTACAATATAACAACTGGACAATATAACACCACAATAGGTCAAAACTCGGCATCAGATTTATCTACTGGCAGTAATAATTTATTACTTGGTCATTTAGCTGGTGCAAGTACTTCTCCATCAGGAGCAATTACAACAGGAAGTAATAATGTAGTTTTAGGAAACAATAGTATCTCTAATTTATTTTGTGCTGATACATCTATTTCTAGTTCTGATTCTAGAGATAAAACAGATGTAGCAAGTTTTAATATAGGTCTTGCTTGGGTTAATGCTCTAAGACCTGTTACATACAGATGGGATAGAAGAACATGGTACGGAACAGATGCAGAACCCTATGGAACACCTGATGGATCAAAGAAAAGACAAAGATTACATATTGGATTTTTAGCACAAGAAGCATTAGAAGTAGAAAAAGCAAATGGCTATGGTTCATCTAATGACGATTCACTTATCTGTAACCTTACAGATGATGGCATGAGTTATGGAATGAAATATGAAAGACTTGTTCCAATTCTTGTAAATGCTATCAAAGAGTTATCCGTAAAAGTCACAGCCCTCGAAGCAGGGTAAACTTAAAGTAACTTAATTTTTATCATGGAAGAAAAAACAGCAGATGAAATCGCAGCAATTTTTAAAGCTGCTGGCGATAGCGTAACTGTAATTAGTACTGCTAAAACATCAGATGAAACTGATGATGAATTTAAAGAAAAAATAAAACGAAACGTAGAGCATCTTGAAATTATCAAGGCTTATAAAAAACTTGATGAAACAACATCAATTTGGACATCTGAAGATTTTACAGATATTGACGCTGCTATTACTGCTGGTAAAAAACTCTATTAATTTATGGACTACAAAGCAAAACTACAAGAGCTTGCATTAGAAAGGCAAAATTTACAAATTGCTTTATATGAAGTTAATGGTGCGATGAAGTTGTTGGAACAGCAGATTCTTGAAGCTGAACCCGTATCAACCCCGCCATCAGATATAACGGCATTAAAGAAACCAGAAGAAACAGGGTCATCAAAGTCAAAGGCATAACCAACATTCTTAAAATTTCTTTTATCATGGCAAAAATTTCACAGATATTATCTATTTTAAGTTTTATCATCAGCGCGTCAATGTTGGGCGGAGGTTACTTCGGTTACAAATATGTTACTTCGCCACAATTTAAAAATCGTGTGATGAATGAAGTTTTGGCAAACGTGCAACAAATGATGCCAAAAATGCTTGATAAACAAATACCAAAACAAACAAGCGGTTCGATTCCTTTACCTATGAAATAGTTGGAAATAAAACAAATAAAAATTCCAGATATTTCGACAATAAATATTAATTCTTATATACCGCCTTCAAATGTCTTAAATGTAGCCCCGCCGACAATTGATATTCTTGGATGTGTTAAAACTCATCGCGATAGTTCTGTAAAAAATACACAGATAATAGAAGATGACCCAAACGGCGCTTTTTATAGTTGTCCAAATGGAAAAATGCCGTCTTATATTCCGATTGAATATAATCCTAATCAGTTGCAGATTGTAGAGGAACAGGAAAAGCCAAAAGCTGAAACACCAAAACCGCCAGAGACAAAACCGCCTGAAATTCCAAAAAACAAAGAAAAAGAGATAATTACAATTCCGCCTTGCCCTGACCCAAAACAGCCCCTGCGCGTAGGCTCGTATGCTAATTCTCAAAAATTAGAAAAAGTAAAAGCTTTTGAATTAGTAAATGGAGAATGCAATATTATCTGGGAATCAGTCCCATTTCAAGAATCTTACATCCCAGAAGTATCTACTATAATCTCGACAGCCATAATCGGATTTGTAGCCGCATCATCGCCCATAATTTTGAACGCTATAAAGCCAATTATTAAAAAATTAATAACTAGAAAAAAGAAATCTGAAAAAGATAGTTGACAATCTAATTTAATTCTATTATAATTAAAATGTAAGGCAAACCAAGGCAAACCAAATGAAATTCGTTGATTACACCACATATAACAAACAGCCAATTACTGTTAAAGAAGTTGAGCAAAAAATTGCTGATCTTGAAAAGACTTATGAAGAATTTGGTTTTGGTATTACTTGTGATGCTTTCTTTGATGAACTAGCTGTTTTAGATGATTTGATGGATGAAGCTGTTGAGTTTGAAAATTGGCAGAAACAAATGCAAAATTAATTATCTTAATTCGTGAGTGTGCGGGATGACTTGATTTGGCTTTTTGTCGATATAAATATCAGAACATAAATTATAAAATTCTGAATTTTTTGCGATTAAAATGCCTTGTTGTTTTAATTTTCCACATTCTTTAATCCTTGCGATAGCCCAATCAAGCCTTTTATTTTCTAATACTTGTTTTTGTATTTTGACTTGTGTTGTTGCCGCTTGTGAACATTGATTTTGAAATTTTCTATCAAGCGGTACTGTAAAATTCAAACTAAATCCTGTATTTATTGCAAAACTATCTTTGTTTGTTCCTGAATAATTTATTTGTTCAAATAAAATATTTCCCGGATTATCTGGAACGCCGTCTTCATCGGCGTCTGTCGGGTCATAGTATGGTGTAGTGTAATAATCTCGAAATGGCTTGCGATAATTTGCGCCAAAAGTTACGAAGGGCGAGAACGTGAGGGTTGCCCCTTGGCAAACAATATTTCCGCCGTATTGATTCGTTGTCATATTTCCTGTCAAACTTTGAATAGCCATATTCGTGACGCTTCCGTTGTTTGATTGACTAACAGCGTTTGCAAGCGCTTCTAGAGGTGTTAGAGCTATTGAGAGAACACAGACGTAGAAGTAACTACTGATTCGCTTTCTATTTGCCTTGTAATGCTTGTTATGTTGGATATACCGCCCGGCCCTCGATAAGATTCTGAATATTGAAAGGCCGCGCCGCTTGTCGGACTTGTTAGTGTAAATACTGGTTTGTTGCCTGTCGATAAGTCTAACCCTGTATAAGTTTGTGTTTCGCCGTTAATGGTTCTAGTAACATTTGTTGTATTTGGTGCAACCCCGCCATCTGTTGAAATCCCTGTTCCTGTAACTGAATATTCATATGAGTTACCAAAGTAGTCTGTCGAAACAATACTTTCTGAGATAGAAGTAGTTGTATTTGTCGTAGATGACATCGTGCCAGTGGTAAAATTTGGCGTAACGGGCTGCGCATAACTAGGTAATCCACAAAATAAAAATATCAGTAATAATTTGCGCATTGCTCATTAATCAACAGAAAGCGTTGTCACATATTGACCTGTAATTGAAGAACCCGGATCGCCGCCTGTTACCGAAATTACATGATTATCTATTGTCGCTGCGCCACTTCCAATTGCGCCTGCCGCTGTAGAAGTTAAGTCTGAAAAATTACTTACTGCGCCTGTTGTCGGTGCGCTATTTGGCACTAAATCGCCTTCCAAATATGATTGAGTGAATTGGAAATTTTCGCCGGAAGTGCTTTGTGATGCTGTAATTGTAGTAAACGCATTTACGCCGTTAGTGGCTGCGCCCAGCCCCCCAACTACGCCCGCTGTCGTTCCATCTGTAGTTGTGACACCGCTACCAGAAACCGAATAAGAGTTCGCGACTCTATCGGCTGCGGTTGCTGCGCTCATAACTTCAATTTGTACAGATGACGTAATTGTTGAAGTCATGTCTGCAAACGCCGCAGATGGAAGCAAAAATAAAATAGGAAGTAATTTTTTCATTTGATACCTACTTTCGAGTTCTTATTGTCTACTATATCTACTTTACCCTGCAACTTTTTTTTGTCATTATTCTTACTTTTCAGGTCAATTCCAAATTGCGTTAGGACGCCCGAAAGCAAGCCTGCGGCAAAGGTCGTATCAATTTGTCTTACGGGATTGGGGTTATA